AAGGGGCGCATCAAATTTATATAGCGCCCCAATACCCCTTTTATATGGGAAATAGGATGATATAGTCAATTTATATAATATTCGCGGCGCTTCCAAATGATGTGCGCCGCACCACAATTACGCACTACGCACTTCGCATTACGCATTATTTCACATAGGAAGTTATTAAATAGAACCATAAGGAGTCATTATGCTTGATATAGAAGATATTCTGGCCACGGAGCGTATGTTTGACCAGAACAAACTGGATGTGCGTACCATCACCATGGGCATTTCTCTCTTGGGATGTGTGTCTGATGATGAAAAAACATTGTGCACGAAGATTTATGATACCATCTGTCAGAAAGCAGAACATTTGACAGAAGTCAGCCATGATATTTCTAGAGAATACGGCGTGCCGATCATCATCAACGCAAAGCCGCCGACGGTAACGGGGCTGGCGTTGTCGCTTGGGTTCACAGGGCGGCAGGCGCTGATTGATTATCAGGGGAGACCGGAGTTTGCGGACACGGTTACGCGCGCAAAGTCCAGATGCGAAGAATACGCCGAATCTCGGCTCTACGACAAAGATGGTGCGAACGGCGCGAAATTCTCGCTTGGATGCAATTTCGGTTGGCGTGAAGTGAGCGAGACAAAAATAAGCACGGATTCCGTCAAGGTGGTTATTGATGTCTGATATTCTCTTGTCAGAAAAAATCGGCTCGGCTTTTTACGATGTGGCTCACGATGTGTTTTACCACAGGCATACGCACTACGATTTTAGTGGCGGGCGCGGCTCACTGAAGTCCTCCACTGTGTCTGTACTTGTCCCCCTGCTGCTGATAAACAATCCGGGGACACACGCGCTCGTGCTGCGAAAGGTGGCAAACACCATCCGCGATAGCGTGTACGCACAGTATATCTGGGCAATCGGTGAGTTGGGTATGGCGGCGTATTGGGAAGCAAAGGTTTCCCCGATGGAGCTAATCTACAAGCCTACCGGGCAGAAAATCATGTTTCGGGGTGCTGACGATCCCATGAAGATCAAGTCTATCAAGGTGCCGTTTGGCTACATTGCCGTGACACACTTTGAAGAAAAAGACCAGTTTGCCGGTCGTGCCGAGATACGAACGATTTTGCAATCGACCATGCGCGGTGGCTCGAAGTATTGGAACTTTGAAAGCTACAACCCGCCGATAAGCCGCGATAACTGGGCGAACAAGGACAGCCTAGAAGAACGCACAGACAGGCTGTGCCACAAGTCAACATACTTGCAAGCCCCGCCAGAGTGGCTGGGTGAGCAGTTTTTAGCGGAAGCGGAACATCTCAAGGCCACGGACGAGAGAGCGTACCAGCATGAGTATTTAGGCATTCCTGTGGGTACGGGCGGCAATGTGTTCGACAAGCTGGAACTGCGGGAAATCACGGATGACGAATTTAAAAGATTCGATAAGATTTACCAGGGCGTTGACTTTGGGTGGTTTCCCGATCCGTTTGCTTTTATCCGGCTGCACTACGACCGGGCGCGCGAAACCATTTACTTGCTGGATGAAATTTACCAAAACAAACTATCCAATGAGCAAAGCGCGACAATAATCAAGCAGCGAGGATATAAAAACGTGCGAACTATTTGCGATAGTGCAGAGCCTAAGAGCGTGGCAGACTTCCGCGCGATGGGACTTCCGGCACTTGAGGCGGTAAAGGGCCCCGGGTCCGTGGAATATGGTATGAAATTTCTGCAGCGGCGCACAATCGTAATAGACAGGAAGAGAACCCCACATGCTTATGATGAATTTGTGGGGTACGAATACGAAAGAAGCAAAGACGGCGACATTATTAGCGGCTACCCTGACGCGAACAACCACCTGATTGACGCGACGAGATATGCGTTAGAGCCTGTTAGCCGCAGAATGGGAGTTATTGCATGACGGTTATCGATAAATTAAAGGAACTCGGGTATACGACGATCCCAGAGGAATTCTATACATACGTGTTCCTTTGGAAGTCGTGGTACGTCGGCAAAGTCAAGGGTTTTCATCAATACCGGCGATATAACGGGCATAAGTGGACAAAGTGCAACCGTGCAAGCCTCGGTATGGCGAAAAAGGTTTGTGAGGACTGGGCAAACCTCTTGATGAATGAGAAGGTTCAGATCACGCTTGAAGGCCAGAAGGAGCAGGAGTTTATTGACAAAGTTCTGACGGCGAACAACTTCACGGTCAAGGCAAATGAAATGCAGGAAATGAAGTCAGCGCTCGGAACTGTGGCGTACATTCCGCGTGTGGTTGGGCAGGCCGTCAACGAAAGCGGTGAGATCGTGCCGGGGGATGTTTCCGGCGTAGAGCTGGACTATGTGACGATTGAGCACATCTTTCCGCTGGCTTGGCAGAATGGATTTATCACAGAATGCGCGTTCGACAGCGTAGTCACACGAGCCGGAAAGAATTATCTGTATTTGCAGATTCACCGGAAAGACAAAAACGGTCTTTATGTCATCGAGAATAGTATTTACAGATACGAAAACGAGACGCTTGCCGACGCGCTGCTCACCAATGTTCCGGGCTTTGAGCGGATCCCCCCTGTGGTACATACGGGAAGCGACAAGAGGCAGTTCGTCATCGACAGACCGAACATCGCAAACAATCTTGACTACCTGCTTCCGGTTGGTATCCCTGTGTATGCAAATGCAATCGACGTTCTGCGAGGCGTTGACTGTGCATATGACTGCTACGTCAATGAGTTCGAGAACGGCCCCATGATGATGATGGTCAAAATGCCCGCCACAAGGTGGGAAGACGACGAACCGACGCTTGACGACAACGACCGGCGTTTCTATCTGCTTCCAGAGGATACGCAGCAAGGAAACGTCGTAGAGACAATTTCCCCGACGCTCAGAACTGAGCAGCTGAATGTAGGACTTCAAGACCAACTGAATGTACTGTCCAGTAAGTGCGGCTTCGGCGAGACCTATTACCGTTTCGACGGCGGCAGCGTAGCGACTGCCACACAGGTCATCAGCGAGAACTCCACTATGTTCCGCACCATCAAAAAACACGAGATCATCTTGGAGCAGGCATTGAAGGAGCTGTGCCGCATTCTGCTTCGGTTGGGCAACACGGCCATGAACGCGGGGCTAAATGAGGACGTTGAAATATCCATCGACTTTGATGACAGCATCATTGAGGACAAGCAGACCGACTTTGCCCGCGATATGCAGCTCTTGCAGGCGGGCATCATGAACGATTGGGAGTTCCGTATGCGGTGGATGAACGAGGACGAGGCCACCGCAAAGGCGGCGCTGCCAAAGATGCAGGACATGACGGATGAACAGCAACAGGAGGTAGAGTAATGGGCGGTAGAGGTGGAGCCGGGGGCGGGCTTGGCGCGGTGCGTTCTGCTGTAGAGCGTAGCGAATTTTGGAAAAGCGCAAAGTCTAACGCATACTTGGGGACAGAAAAATTGCTCAAATCCCCAACATTTGTTGAGAGCGTAAAACAAGCAATCGGAAAAGAAGCTTTTATGCGGGATTACGATATTACACAAAGACAAGTGGACAACCTAACCGGAAAAATGATTAAAAGCCTTGCGGAGAAAAAAGCTCCAAAGAAAAATAACACAGAGAAAAAAGAAAGCGCGGAAGATTACGCAAAACGGTATTTTAGAGAGCATTATAACCCCAACAGGGAACAACGGGAAATTACATCTTCCACATATAAGCGGGCGCAAAATAATTTGCAAAACTCTGTAGATTCGTTCTTTGGTAGAGGGATGAAAAAGAAAAGGAAGAAAAAATAATGGGTGGACGCGGCGCAAGCAGCGGCATGAGCGCAAAGGGCAAGCCTTACGGCAGCGAGTACAGGACAGTTTACAGAGACGGAAATATTAAGTTCGTTAAAGCAAGCAACGGGTCAGCAACCGCCCCGTTGGAAACTATGACACGCGGACGCGTGTATGCGACGGTCAATGAAGCCGACCAGCTGAAATTCATTTCGTATTATGACACGTCAAACAAGCGTGTTAAGCAGATTGACCTTGATAAGCCGCACAAAGGCATTTCGCCGCATACTCATCATGGATACAATCACAGCGAAAATGATAGCGCAAAAGGCTTCTCAAATTTGACCACAGAAGAAAAGAAACTGGTTGAAAAAATAAATAGGATATGGCATAATCGAAGAAACAATAAGCCGTAGTTTAGGGGGAAAACGCCGAGCCAACGGAAACTCCGGTTCGAATCCGGGCGCTTATTGTCAGCGAGTGGTGGTGTAATGGTCGCACACCTTGATTGAGGAAGTCACGGTTCGATTCCGTGCGCTCGCGATTATGCCGTAAGGTACAGAAATGTATCTTGCGGCATTTTTGTTTGCTGGGGGTTATATGATCAACTTTGAAAATCTCGACAAGTTCACATTCCCCGGCGTTGGGAAGTACGGCATCCCTCAGATTGAGCCGGTTAAGACATACCCGCAGGGCGAGTTTATCCCAGTAAATTACCATTACGCAGAAAAAGACCCCGCAAGCAAGATCGTGCATTTTTTCGTGGATGATTACCAATTCATCCGCCATTGGAACACGCCGGATAAATACATCCAGAAGCTGTCGCAGTTTGCGGCGGTATGTTCACCTGATTTCTCAACATACACGGATATGCCGCTTGCGATGCAGATATACAACCACTATCGCAAACACCGGATGGCGGCATATTGGCAGCTACACGGCATGACGGTTTACCCAACGATTTCGTGGAGCGACGAGAGCAGCTATAACTGGTGCTTTGATGGTGAGCCTGCCGGCGGCGTGGTGGCGGTCAGCTCAGTAGGCACACAGCAAAACAAGGAAAGCAAACGCCTGTTTCTGCGCGGCTATGAAGAAATGATGAAGCGGCTATCGCCAGAATGGGTAATCTTTTACGGCAGAGTACCGGAAGAATGTGATTGGAACGTGATACGGGTAAAGCCGCACTATGACGATATTGTGAAGCGGAGGAAAGCAAATGAAATATCCGTTTCAGCCGGAATTACTTGATGCGCTCCCCGAAGAACTGGCGGAGCTGTACCGCGGGCTAGAAGATACGTTGCTCATAGAGATATGCTCACGGCTCAAGGCTGCGGACGAGCTGAACGAAGTCACAGTACAGGACATTCGGGCGCTTCGGTCACACGGCATTGATTTGAAAGAAATCAAAAAGGCAATCCGCAAGACCACCGGCATCAGCGAACAGAAGCTAAACAAGCTGCTGAATGATGTTGTGGAGCGCAACCAAAAGTATTACACCAGCGTCATCGACCTGGCGCATATCACGCAGCCGGAAACGCTGGTGAGCATTGAGGACACCTGGGCAATATACCAGCAGACAAAGCGGGATTTGCGCAACATAACCCAGTCGATGGGCTTTTTGGTGGATAACGGGCGCACAATGCTGCCCCCGGCCAAAGCCTACGCCTGGGCGCTGGACAATGCGGTAATGCAAATCCAAAGCGGCGCGATTAGCTATAACCAGGCCATTAAAACTGCGGTAAAACAGCTTGCAGACAGCGGATTAAAAATTGTGGACTATGAGAGTGGCCACCATGATTCGATTGATGTGGCGGCCCGCAGGGCGGTAATGACGGGGGTTTCCGAGCTCTGCGCCAAATATACCGAGCAATCGGCGGAATACTTAGAAACCCCGTATTATGAGGTGTCCGCACACGCAGGGGCGCGTGATGTGCCCGGCCCGTCGCCGTGGTCATCTCATAAGGACTGGCAGGGCAAGGTTTACTCCACCCGCAGCGGCGATATTTACCCCAGCATATATGATGTGTGCGGCCTGGGCGCGGTGGACGGCCTGGAGGGTGCAAACTGCCGACACCGGCGCTTTCCTTGGGTCGAGGGCGTGTCGGAGCGTACCTATACCGACGAGCAGCTTTACCACATTGACGACGGCCTGGGCTGCGAGTATGACGGTAAGAAATACACCGCATACGAAGCCACGCAGATGCAGCGCCGCATAGAGCGCACCATACGCAAGCAAAAGCGGCTCAAAAACGCATACGAGGCCGCTGGGCTTACCGAAGACGCCACCACCGCAAACATCAAGATGCGGCGCTTAAATGCCAAATACAAGGAGTTTAGCAAAGCGGCGGGGCTGCCGGAGCAGAAAGAGCGGCTGAAAGTGCTTTACGGCGACGAAAAAAGCGAGGCGGCGGCGCAAGCATTAAAAGCAAGGCGCGAAGCGGAAGCCGCACAAGCTGCGTTGCAAAACGGAAAAAATATTGCTATACTAAAAGAGAAAATTGCAAGCGGAGAGATTTCCACAAAAATTAGACCACAGGTGCAAGCCCGCCACATCGAAGGAACGGCGGAGTTTGAGAGGTATAAGGCGCAAAGACTTGCAAAAGGGAAAACTCCGCAAAGCGTTATGACAATCACGATGCAAGAAGCGCAGGAATTTGTGGATAGATATGTGGGAACTGGAACGGTTGTGGTGCAAACGCAAAAAAACGGAGCGGTTAAAATCATAGAGTTTACCGACGCAGATCGTGTGATAGGCCGGTATTATAAAAATAACGCTTATCATAACACAAAGCGCGCGGGTATTTATTACTCAAAAAAGGGCACCCATGTTGTACCAACAAGCCCGAAGGAGGACAAATAAATGGTAAACATATGGGATTATGCAAATCAACTTCCACGCGTAAAACTTTTGACAGCAATGGGCGAATTGTTTGAGGGCAAGGTAATTGCTGTATTAGATGCGCTTGAATCTGACGATGACCAAGATAACATAGTAATAGAAGCGGATAGCGGCGAAATCAAGATTTTTTATCCGGAAGAAATCGAGAGCATTGAGGTGATTGGGTAATGGATAACTTTAAGGCAATTTACAAATTACTTGTTGCGCTGGAGCGTTCGATGGACCTGCCCGCATTTAATATTGAAGATCTTCAATTTGAAACGATGGGAGTTTCCCCCGAACGCTTATATCGGTACTTAGAAATGCTGCAAGATGCGGGTCTTATCAAGAATGCGGATTTGTATACCAGCGTGACCGGCGATCTTTGCTTAAAAAATCCTCGCAAAATACGCATAACGCTGAAGGGGTTGGAGTATTTGCAGGAAAATGCCATTATGAAACGGCTCTATAAAGCAGCAAAGGGTGTTGCGGATTTAATTCCTTAAGAGGTGCTGCATGATCGACGATAAACTAAAAGCCGCCATTGAACGGGCGTTGAAAAACGGCCTGCGGGTGCAGCTGAAGTGCATGAAAGATGGCAGCGTCAAGGCGCAGGTCATTAAGGCGGAGGAGCTGAAAAAGTAAATACATTCCCGAAGCGCAATTGAGCGCGCGGAAGTGGCACGAAGAGCCAACTTGTAAGAGTTTCTTACAGGTTGGCTCTTTTTTGTTGTTAACCCATGCCGAGAGGCGGTAAACCGCTGGGCGACGGCCCAGTAAATAAACGGAGGTAAATCAAATGAGCGAAATTAGCCCCAATACCAATCAGATCCCGGCCAATGCGCCGGAGGCCACACCTGCGAAGACCTTCACGCAGGAGGAAGTGGATGCCATGATCGGCAAGCGCCTTGCAAAGGCAATGAAGGGCATCCCCAGCGAGGAAGAAATCACCGCATACCGCACATGGAAAGACGGCCAGCAGACCGAGCAGGATCGGCAGGCAAAGCGCGATAAGGAGCTTGCGGACAGCAAGTCAGCCTTGACCGCCGCACAGGCGGAGATCGAGCAGATGAAGCGCGACAAATACGTGCTTTCTAAAGGGCTGACCGGCGATGACGCGGAGTTTGTCGCGTTTAAGGCGCTGAAAATGGTAGATGACAAAACCACCTTTGAACAGGCCGTCGATAAGCTCACGGAGAACCGCCAAAAGGTAACGTTTGATTGGACGGCACCTGCGGGCGGCGGCGGGAAAAAATCTGAAACCAATGCTGCGATGAACTCGCTGATTCGCAGCGCACTAAAGTAAAAAGGAGTTTTAAAAATGGCAACTATTGATCGATCCGCACTTTCCGGTCTTATCCCGGAACCCGTATCCCGTGAAATCATGCAGGGCGCTATCGCCGAATCCGCAGTTCTTCGTATGGGCCGCAGACTGGCCAACATGTCCAGTAAGACCCAAACCATCAATGTGCTGGATGCTCTGCCCTCCGCGTACTTCGTGAACGGCGAGGCTACCGACAGCGGCGCCGGCGACGCATTCAAGCAGACCACCAAGATGGCGTGGGACAAGAAGAAGCTGTACGCCGAGGAGATCGCTGTTATCGTCCCCATCCCTGAAGCCGCTTTGGACGATGCGGACTATGACATTTGGGGCGAGGTCAAGCCCCGTTTGACCGAGGCTTTCGGCAAGGTCATCGACGCGGCTATCCTGTTCGGCACGAACAAGCCGAGCACTTGGCGCACTGGCGTTGTTCCTGCTGCTGTCGCTGCCGGCAACGGTGTGCCCATCAGCTCCGACATTTTCAGCGACATCATGGGCGAGAACGGCCTGATCTCCAAGGTCGAGCTGGACGGCTTTAACCCCAACGGCGTTATGTCCGCCATCCAAATGCGCGGCAAGCTCCGTGGTCTGAAAGACACCACCGGCCAGCCTATCTTCAAGTCCGATATGCAGGGGTCTACCCGCTACGGCCTGGACGGCATGGATATGTACTTCCCCATGAACGGCGCGTTCGATCCTTCCCAGGCGCAGATGATCGTCGGTGACTGGAGCCAGCTTGTCTACGCCATTCGGCAGGATATGACCTTTAAGATTTTCTCCGAGGGCGTTATTCAGGACCCCAGCACCAAGGCCATTACCTACAACCTCATGCAAAACGATATGGTCGCGCTGCGTGCCGTTATGCGCCTTGGCTGGGAGATTGCAAACCCCATCAACGCTTACAACGCCGAAATTGCCAACCCGTTCCCCTTCTCTGTGTATGGGAAGGCGGGCACCGTGTCCTCTGTAACCGTGTCTCCTGCCACCGCCACCGTGGCAAAGGGCGACAGCAAGGCGTTTACTGCTGTCGTTACCGGCGAGGGCATCATCAACGGCGAGGTCGAGTGGAGCCAGGATGGCGCAAAGTCTAAGATCAGCGAAGACGGCTTGCTGACTATCGCCTCCGCTGAGACTAAGACCAGTATCACCGTCACGGCCAAGTCCAAGCAGGACGGCACCAAGACCGGAACTGCTACCGTTACCGTTTCTTGATTTGAAAGGAGCTGACCCGTATGACATACGCTGATTATACATACTACGCCGGAATCTATATGGGTTCTGTGAGCGAGGAAGATTTTCCGCGTCTGGCTGTTCGGGCCAGCTCCTTCCTCGATTACTACACCCAAAACCGGGCGAAAAACAACGCTGATATGGACGCTGTAAAGATGTGTTGCTGCGCGCTGGTCGACAAGTACGCAGTCATCGAAGCTGCGCAGGCGCTTGCCATGAAGAATCTTGCGAGTGCTGCCGCTAATGACGCAGAAGTCAAAAGCGAGACTGTGGGAGGTTATTCCCGCACACTTGCGACGGGCGGTGAATCAGCTGCAGCTGCTCTGGGCGCCACGGATAACGCGCGGAAAATGCTCGCCGAAACTTGCACGGAATACTTTGCCCATACAGGGCTGCTGTATCGCGGAGGTGGTTGCAGATGTACACTCCCCACACTGTAACGGTTTACAACGTCGTGCGTGAACCGGACCCTGCCACGCTAAAAGATGTCACAAACCTATATGTAACCGTGCTTGATGGCGTGTTCTGCGAGGCGGCAAAGGGAGTTAACGTGCGCAAAAGCGGGCTTGAAGGCGCCGACGCAGTAAACCTGTATATCCCATTTACGGTAAAAGCTGTGGATGGATTTAGCGGAAAGCCCAAGACATATACAGAGCCGCAAGCATTTTTTGCCTCAAGCGACAGGGCGGGCCTATGGACGCTATCTACCACCGGCAACGGTGGCGATACATTTTTTGTCAAAGGCGAATTTGTAACGGACAACGAGGGCGTGGCATTGGCGCACGATAATTGCTGGAATGTGACTAAGGTTGACGCAAAAGACTTTGGCAGCGCGGATATGCAGCATTGGGAAGTAGGTGGCAAATAAGTGGGCGTTACCTTTTCGATGCATTTTGACGGTATGAAGTCCATCAGGGACAAACTGGCTGATAACTGTACCCGGGCGGAAAGCATTGTGGGCCAGCAGGTCATGAAAGATACTGCCCCATTTGTTCCCGCGCTTACAGGTTCTCTAACAATACGGACGAGGTTAGACGGGAATAAAATTATTTACCCTGGGCCGTATGCGCGGTTTTTGTACTACGGCAAAGTCATGGTTGATCCGCAAACCGGCAGCACCTACGCGCCGAAGGGCGGGACAAAGGTTGTGACAGACCGAAACCTTGTGTTTTCCAAGGCTATGCATCCGCAAGCACAATCCCACTGGTTTGAGGCATCCAAGGCTCAGAACTTGGATAAATGGCTGCGCGCAGCTGAAAAGGCGGTGGAAAAATTTGGACAAAGTTAAAAAAACCGTATCGGCAGCGGAAGAAGACAAGGTATCTCGCAAGCTGCTGGTTTGGCTGAACACATATCCGGATTTGCCGGTAGATTTGATACGATTTGAGTTTCTGCCCGCCGACACCGCCGCAATGGCCATTTCTACCATCCAGGCGGCCTATATCGTTAAACGATATGTTTTAGGGGGCTACCAAGCGGAATACCAATTCAAAATCATTTACCGGGTTAAGCCGGGCAACAGCATGGACAAACGGCTGTCAGCGGATGAAACGCTAAACGCTATCGGAGATTGGGCGACCGGCAAGCGCCCCGACATTGGTACCGGGAAACGCGTTGTAAGCCTGGAGCCTACTACAAGATCGTCTTTGTTTGCCGTGTATGAAAACGGCGACGAAGATCATCAAATCCTAATGAAAATGAATTACGAGGTGAATACATAATGCCAGATTTGACTTTTACAACACCGGAAGGTCAGACCATTGACCGCGAACTTTTGATCGCATACCTGAATACGGGCTCCGCCGAGGCCCCTGTGTGGAGCGCTATCGGCAAGCGGGTAGAGGACACCAGCGAGGAAATGGATTGGAGCCAGGAGAGCAAGCAGGATGTGCTTGGGAACACATTCACAACCATGAAAAAGCCCGTTATTACACAGACCTTTGACCCCATCCCCTTGGATGCCGGCGATGCTGCAGCCGTGAAGATGTGGAATTTGGCCGTAAAAGACCACGATGCGCAGGCGTTGGCCAACCAGGACATGATGATCGGGCATTTTTACGCCACCAGCGGCGATGCAAAGTTTGCCGAGCGTTATGATTCCTGCGCCATTGCCGTTACTTCCATCGGCGGCGAGGGCGGCGGTACACTAAACATCGCCAGTGAGATTACCTACGGCGGGACCCGCACTTTGGGAACCGTGGCGAAGGGCACTACCGGCAAGATCGAGTTTACTGTCGCACAGTAAAAAATATGGGCGGGGTTTCCCGCCCCATTATCACGCAATATACAAATAAATCGGAGGACACCATGAGCGAAAATATCATCAAAATTGATACCGGCGTAGTCACTAAAACTTTTGTGACTACCGACGGGAAAGAATGTGAATTTGCGTTTAACCCGCTGGATATGGGCCTGTCTCGCCGGCTTTTTTCTGCGTTTGAAAAACTCGACAAAATGAACGAGGGTTATAAGGACGAAGTGCAAAAAAACGCCGATAAAAAGGAAATTTTTGACATTGGCCAAAAGATGGACCGGGAAATGCGGGAGATCATCAACGGAGAAGTATTCGGGTTTGATATTTGCACCCCGCTTTTTGGTGAGCTGAATCTTTACGCACTGGCAAACGGATTTCCTATTTGGGCAAATTTGCTTTTTGCGCTGGTGGACGAAATGGATACTGCGTATGCCCGGGAACAGAAGCTTACCAACCCGCGCATTAGCAAGTACACCAAGAAGTACCACAAATGAGATACAGCCTGCCAAAATCTGTGGAGCTGGGCGGTAAGGAATACGCCATCCGCTCTGATTATCGGGAAATCTTGGATATTTTGGAAATGCTTGCTGATCCGGAGCTTGACAGTGCCGATAAGGCAGAGGCAGTGATGGAAATGTTTTACCCGGATTACGAGAATATCCCATACATGGAATATGAGAACGCGGTGCGGCAATGCATATTCTTTATCAATTGCGGCGAGGAAGAATGCCGGGATGAAAAGCGCCCTAAACTCATGGATTGGCAGCAGGATTTCCCGACGATTGCAAGCCCCATAAATCGCGTTCTTGGAACGGAAATCCGCTCCCTTGAATATTTGCACTGGTGGACATTTATAGCCGCATACCAGGAAATAGGTGATTGCACATTTGCCCAAGTGGTAAGCATCCGAAAAAAGAAATCCAAAAATCAAAAGCTGGATAAATCCGATCAGGAATTTTACAAGCAAAATAAGCATCTTGTGGACTTTAAGCGCAAGTACACAGAAGAAGATGATGATATAATCAGCCGCTGGGTGTAAGGCCTGCGAAACGAGGTGATTTTATGGCGGACGGGGCTGTCGTGGTGGAAGTGAACGTTGATGACAAGCAGGCGCAGAAAGAGCTTAACTCCATTACGCAGAAAATAGAAAGAATATCCGAAAAGCTGAAGGAACAAAACACAGGAAAAACCGCTCTTGTAAGTCAATCTGCGCAGCTCGGCGCACAATTAGATGCAGCAAAAGCAAAATTGGAATACATGAAAAGCGGACAAGAGTTTTTTACATCCGATTCTATTTTCGAACAAGAAAAAAATGTATCTGCTTTACAAAAAGAATTTGACGCTGCTGCAGATAAAGTGGATAAAGCAAATGAAAAAATTAGAGAAACCGAACGCAGATTAAATGCGGCAAAAGAAAAAGCCGCAGATTTACAAAAACAGGTTGCAGGGGCGCAAAAATCCGCCCAGGCACTTGCCCCGGCAACAAAGGCGTTATCTCCTGCAGCTGAAAAAGCAGAAAAAAGTTTCAACAAACTGGTCGGGCGCATTAAGGGCCTTGCTAAGCGGGTATTTATATTTACAATTATTACCGCCGCGCTGCGGAGAATTAAGCAGTATATGTGGTCTGCCATACAGACAAATGATGATGCTATGAATGCGGTAGCTCGACTAAAAGGCGAGCTGCGCACACTGGCGCAACCGATTGTCAATATTGCGATCCCCGCCTTTACGGCCCTGGCAAAAATCATCACATATACACTGACCGGTGCGTCTCGTCTGTTGTCCTTGCTTTTTGGCTCAACTTATAGCGCCTCGAAAAAGGCGGCAAAAAGCCTAAACGATCAGCAAAACGCCATCGAGGGTGTAGGGAGCGCGGCAAAAAAAGCAAGCAAGTATTTGGCACCGTTTGACGAGCTTAACACAATAAGCGGCGACGACGCAGGAGGCGGGAGCGAAAGCGGCGGGAATGCAGTTAACTTTGATAGCGATATTGGGAGCGGCGTAAATGCCGTAATGGCCCTAATGACAGGCGTTGCGCTGCTTGCAATTGGAGCCATCCTTGCTTTTTCCGGCCATGTCGGGGTAGGCATTGCGATGATGGTTGCGGGCGCGTTGACAGTATACGGTGTTTATGCATCCGACGGCGGAGAGGCAGCAAAGACGCTTGTAGAAACGGGTCTTTCAAAAATTCTGATTGCTATCGGCCCGATGATTGCTATTCTCGGCGTGGTGCTCATGATGACCGGGAATATCCCTATGGGCCTTGGCCTGCTGATTGCCGGTATTGCACTGTTCGCCGTCGGGGAAGTGGCGGAAAACTGGGATCTGCTCAGCACAAACCTTGTGGGAGCCCTTGCAAATATGTTAATCGACATTTCCCCTTACATTGCGCTGTTTGGTGCCGTGCTGCTGTTTGTCCCCGGGCAGCAGGCACTTGGTATTGGCTTGATTATTGCCGGTATTGCGCTGTTTGCTGTGGGGGAAGTGGCGGCGAACTGGGAGCTGCTTGGCCAAAATATGACCGAAGCACTCACGAAAATATTCAGACAAATTTCCCCGTATATTGTTGTGTTTGGCCTTTTGCTGGCAATGGTGCCCGGTATGATGGCTGTGGGCATTGGCATGATCGTTGCCGGAATCGCCATGTTTGCGTTTTCCGTAATTGCGCCCAATTGGGACAGTATTACGCAGGCACTTCGGGGTCCTCTTGGCAAAACTCTTGCTATGATCGGCGGTTTTCTTGTTGTCCTCGGGCTTATGCTTATTTTTTCGGGCGTGGGAATACCCCTGGGCATTGGAATGTTGCTTGCCGGTGGCGTTAGTTTGGCGGCGGCAATCGCACCCAATTGGGATTTCATCCGAGACAAGATTAAATACGTCTGGCAAAAAATCAAAGAATTCTGGAACGCCTATATTGCCCCCGTATTCACTTCGGCCTGGTGGCTGAACCTTGGGAAAACCATTATGAACGGCTTGATCTCGGGTATTGAACGGGGCATTAACTGGGTGCTGGGCGGCGTAAGCGATATGGTAAATGGCATCACGGGCATCTTGAACAAGATCCCCGGCGTGAACATTGGCCGGGTCAATTGGGGCAATGTCCATATTCCCCGCCTGGCCCAGGGCGCTGTCATCCCCGCAAATCGGGAATTCCTGGCCGTGTTGGGCGACCAAAAGCACGGCACGAACATCGAGGCTCCCGCCGATCTGATCCGCCAGATCGTCCGGGAGGAAGTCAAAAACGGCGGCGGAGTAAATCATATCACGATCGTGCTGGACAGCGTGAACGGCAAAAAAATATTTGACACTATTGTGAAAGAAAACAACGCTGTGGTGCGTGCCACCGGCGCAAGCCCGCTGGTGGTGTAAGGAGCAGTAATGGACGTATTAAAAGTTACCAAGAATGCCGGGACGGTCGTTGTTTTACCTGCTCCCGCCGAGATAAAATGGAGCATTTCTGACCTGGACGGCGACGGCAGCGGGCGAAATCAAAACGGCGACCTGTTCCGCGACCGCGTGGCGGTCAAGCGAAAGATTGAGTGCTCCTGGCTACCGATGAGTGCCGCAGACATGTCGGCGCTTTTGTCAGCCGTCAGCGAGCCGTTTTTCAAGCTTACATACCCGGATGCGCTTACGGGAACCAACAGAACGATCACCTGCTATGTGGGTGATCGTTCTGCGCCCATTCTGCGCCCTGAGACGGATGGAACGTGGCTATGGGGCGAAATATCCATGAACTTCATCGAGAGGTGAGCCATGCATACTGTAACAGACGCATTTAACGCCGCGTGTTCTGCGCCGGGGCGTGAAATAACCAGCAAGGTAAATTTCAACGGGACGACAGACCTTCCAGCATCGGAGATACAGGAGATTGTTGTAACGGAGCAGTTTGGCTCCTCGGACGGCGTGACCATCGGCGCGGCGTTTTCGTCCAGCTGCAAGATTACATTCTACAAGCAGGACAATCTGCCGCTGAACGGTGCGTATTTTATCCCCTCTGCCGGTATCATGGTGGGCGGTAAAGCCCAGTATGTGCAAAAGGGTAAATACTACATCCCTTCAGATGGCGTAGAGGATAGTGGGAAGCTGTGGGTAACTGTCACAGGCTACGACCGTATGGCTGGGCTGACAGAGGACTATATGCCCACTATCACATTCCCGGCCACGCCGACGCAGATGCTTGTAGACATTTGCACCCAGGCTCGTGTGACCGCGCCCAGCGTGACTATGCCGGACATACAAATCGCCACACCCTATTCCGGTTCTCTGCGGCAGCAGTTAGGATGGCTGGCCGGGCTGATTGGATGCAACGCAAAGTTTGACGCCACAGGCAACCTTGTGTTTTGCTGGTACGCCGACAGTGGCTTGACACTTGGATGGGACGTCCAGTATATGGACGGCCTGGAGCTGACCGCCGACAGCGCATTTACCATCAACAGCCTACTGACCGGTACGAAGGAAAACCCCATCAGCGTCGGCACAGGGCTGGGCATCACATCCACCAACCCCTATATGACCGCCGAGCAGGCCGCAGTGGTGCTTGCTCAAATTTCCGGCAAGTCCCTTATGCCCTGTAAGCTCAAGTGGCGCGGAAACCCCGCCGTGGAGGCCGGGGACAGCGTGACCGTGACCGGGCGAGACGGCAAGGCTATGACGGTCTACGTCATGGAGCAGCGCATGACAATTAAGGGCGGCATGTCCGCTGACATCACCTGCTATGGCACCGAGGACGCGGAGTACTCCGTGGAATCTCCTACACAAAAAAAGGTACAGCAGCAGTACGACGCAGTACGGGAAGCGTTTAAGAGCGCCACGGAAAAAATCATCGGGGCCAAGGGCGGATATTTCGAGATCAACTATGATGAGGACGGCTACCCCACCGGCTGGCAGCTCCGCAATACGCCCACCGTGGAAGATGATACCAAGATGTGGATCATGTCCGACGGTGGCCTGGGCTTTTCCGCCGATGGCGGTAAGACCATCAGCAACATCGCCCTTACGGATGATGGTAGGATTGCCGGCACATCACTGGTTATTGGATCTGTTTCGCAGGATGCTGTTGATGGACTTTCCGATGCGCTGACCTTTATCAACGGGAAGCTGGAATCTAAAATCAGCAGCGCTACCGCCGAAAGCATGATTTCGCAGAGTGCGGATGGCATTCGCGCTGAGATAAGCGGCTTTGGGACAGAGCTGGAAAAGGTCACAACATCGTTTACAGTCGGCGATGACGGCATTGTTATTGGCAAATCTGACAGCCCGATAAGCCTACTCCTTGCCAATAACACACTCCAGTTTCTTCGGGACAACATAGCGGAGTTAGAAATCACCTCGGAAGGCGTGATAGCCAAACGTCTTACCGTGTCCGCCATTATGATCGGCAACGTGATTATCCAGGCGGACGATGACAAAGATGTAATCATCAGTTAAAGGAGGGTGATTATGGCCACCAGCGGCGCAATTACAACAAACACAAAATACGGCTCATACTTTTGGGTGAAATGGGCCATCTCCGGCAGCCAAAGCATCTCCGGCAACAAGACCACCATCGCCTGGTCCTGCGGCCTGACCCCGGGAGAGCAGTATTATGACAAGGCCATCAAAATGTCGGCGGTGACCATCGCCGGGGTAAAGGTGTACGACGGCGGCACCTACTCCAACATTACGGACTACAAGGATCGCACCTTTGCTTCGGGCACGCTGGAGTTGAGCCACAACCCAGACGGCACCAAAAGCTTCACCGTGGCGGCGTTTACCGGATGGCTGTTCGGCAACGGCGACTACACCGCCGCAGCCAAGAGCTTCACCCTGCCCACCATTCCCCGGGCGTCTACCGTATCAGCACCCGGCACTGGTACTCTCGGCACAGCTCTTGCTATCAAGATTGACCGCAAGAGCACAAGCTTTATTGATAAGCTATATTACAAAATCGGGAACAACGAAGCGGTAACGATAACGGCGAGCGCCGGTACGTCTTATTCCTGGACACCGCCTGTTAGCCTGGCCAGTAAGGCACCCAACAGCAAAACGCTGACGGTAAAGATCATTACTAATACCTACAACGGCGATACCTATGTAGGCCGGTCGGAATGCACAGTTACGCTGTCGGTTCCGGCCGCATCGGTGTCGGCACCCAGCACAGGCACCCTCGGAACAGCCCTTGCTATCAAGACCACCCAAAACAATGTGGGCCTCACAAAAAAGCTATATTACAAGGTCGGCAGCAAAAGCGCCGTGCGGCTCACGGAATATGATGGCACAGCGGGAACTTACTCTTGGACGCCGCCTGTTAGTCTGGCTACCAACGCGCCCAACAGCACAAAGCTGGCGGCAACGATCATCTGCGAGACTTACAACGGCACCGCCTATGTGGGCCGGTCGGAGTGTACGGTAACGCTGGCGATCCCGGCAAGCGAGGTGCCATCGCTGACAGTGGCCGTGAGCGACCCCACAAAGGTCAAAACCAACTATGGCGGGTACTTTGTGCAGCTGCGCAGCAAGATCGAAGTTAAAATCACCGGGACAGGTATACAAGGCAGCGCCATCAAATCATACAGGATTAAAGTGGGCTGGTCGGCAGGCTCCAGCACACTGTATTCTGCCGACGCGCAGACCGGCACGACGGGGATATTGCCTTACAATGGCAAGGTATACGTCACCTGTATCGTAACGGACAGCCGAGGGCGCACGGGTACATGGTCGGCGAGCTATGATGTAGCGCCGTACAGTGTCCCCACCATCTCATCCATCTCCGCCACCCGCTGCAAGCAAGACGGCACAGCGAGCCGCACGGGAGAGTACGGCAAGGTCACCTTTACCGCCGCCATCACTGCGCTATCAGATAATAATACGGCGGCTTACAAGGTGCAGTACCGCGAATATGGCGGCACGGGGTTGTGGACGGAGGTAACGCCGACGATACCGACCGCCGATAAGTATGCCCCCAAAAACATCACCACCATTTTCCCCGCAGATACCAATAAGCGCTACACGGTACGCGTGGTGGCAACGGATGCTTTCAGCACCAGCAATTCCAGCATGCGGGACATTTCCGCATCGTTTGTGTTGCTCCACTGGGCAAAATCCATGCTATCCGTTGGAATCGGGCGTCTTTGTGACAAAAGTAGAGCCTTGCAAATTGGGCTCAATACCTATATCGATGGAGAACTGCACGCAAATCAACACCTTTTTATGGGTGGCAATGCGACTACGGACAACGGCTCTAACATACATTTTAAAACCACAAACGTGGCTGCAAATGTGCATAATGTGCGCATTTACGGCGGCGTAGGATCATCTACTACGGCGCTGGGTGTGTATGACGCAAAAAACGATAAATCAATAGCCAGCTATGATGACGTGTCTGGGAAACTAACGTTGCTGGGCTTTACCCCAGCCAACATTACAATTGGCGCGTCCGGGTCGTATCTGAAGAATTTCAGCGGCACGGCGCGGCATATTTCTGCGCTTGGCCTTGGCATCCTGCGCGTATATGGCGAGACGAACGCGGCGATGCCGGCGGGAACGACCTATGACGTGGCCAGCATCGGCGATCACATCCCAACATCGACCTACGCCTTGAGTGTATATAGCCTAAAGAATATGGACGTGCGACTGAGTACGACCGGCACCATACAGATCCGGCCCAAGGAGGATATACCCGCAGGGTACGGCATCTACATTGCAGGGATATGGATCGCAAGCTGAGGAGGTGTGCTGTATGAATCCCCTGTGGTTACTACTGATTATCCCAGCAGCATCTTGTGTGGGGTTTATGTTTGCCGCGCTGCTGGCGGCAGTAAAGGAGGAGGGAAACCATGCCGGAACTGACGATTAAAATACGGAACAAACACCCCATATACGAGCATGAGGCGATTGTCTGCGGCAACAGCGATTATGTGGTGCGCTGGGACTTGGACGAGGAATGGGCCGAGTACGCGGTGAAGACCATGCGCGTGGTCTGCTTTGACGGGCCTACCCACGATGTGGTATTTACCGGCGACACGGTGGCGATGCCCATCATCACCGTCCCCGGGGCTATCCTGGTGGGCATCTACGCCGGGGACATGCACTCCACCACATCTGCGGTGTGGACGGCTCAGTCGTCTATCTACACTAAGGGAGGCACACCCGTGCCCCCCCCCGAAAATGTGTATGCCCAGCTTACGGAAATGCTGAAGGCCGACAAGATCAAGGGCCCCAAGGGCGACAAAGGCGACCCCGGACCGGCGGGGCCTAAGGGCGCGGACGGCACCATGACATTTGAGGACCTAACCGCCGAGCAAAAGGAATCGCTGAAGGGAGAAAAAGGTGACAAGGGCGATCCCGGCCCCCAGGGGCCGCAAGGAAACCCGGGCACACCGGGCGCTCAAGGGGCAACCGGACCGCAGGGAGAACCTGGTGAAAAAGGTGATAAAGGTGATCCGGGCGACAAGGGCGACCCGGGCGACAAGGGCAATCCCGGTGAAAAAGGAGAAAAGGGTGACAAGGGCGACCCTGGGCCTACCGGGGTACAAGGCCCTGCCGGTCCGCAGGGCGAGACTGGCCCACAGGGTGAGCCCGGCGAAAAGGGCGCGGCGTTTACCTACGCTGACTTTACGGCGGAGCAGTTAGCGGCGCTGAAGGGAGAAAAAGGTGACAAGGGTGAGCCCGGCTCTGCCGGAGCGCAAGGGCCCAAGGGCGACCCCGGAGAAAAGGGTGATCCGGGCGAGAAGGGTGACCCCGGAGCGCAAGGCCCGCAGGGTGAACCCGGCTCCGATGCGAATGTGACGGCGGCAAACATCGCCGCCGCGCTGGGGTACGCGCCGGTAAAGCCGGAGGATGTCCCATCGTTCAGCAACAAGAGCGTGCTGGATGCCATTACGGGTATCGTAACGCCGGAAAAGCTGACCAAGCCGGACCATGCGACAGACCTGGTGCAGTATGATGCATTCCAGGCGGCGGCGCAGCGGATCATTGCACAAATCCCGACTGTGCCGGAAGCCTTGAAGAACCCCAACGCTCTTACCTTCGCCGGCGCTGCATCCGGCTCTTATGACGGGAGCGCGGCAAAGACTGTGAACATTCCCAGCGTGCCCACGGCGCTGAAGAATCCCAACGCGCTGACCATCAAGATCGGCAGTACCACCGTTACCTATGACGGCAGCAGCGCCCAAACCGTGGAGATCGCGGACGGTACGGAGGTGAGCTACTGATGGCAAAAAGGCTGTATGAAGAATCCTCCGTGCAGGCTATTGCCAGCGCCATCCGGGCCAAGACCGGCGGGACGGATACCTACAAAATCGGGGATATGGCGGCGGCCATTACGGCCATTTACGACAGTCCCATCGTGGATGAGGCCCTAGAGAACACTACCCAGTACCGGCAGATGAATCCATCAGCGGCGGGATTCCTGGCCGATGTGGATTACACCGAAAACGCAGGCGATTACTCCGTCACGAAGGTCACCCCGTATTATTCGGCGACAACGGCCTACAGCAAGGAGGAGCCGGACGGGCTGAAGGTCAAAGTTCCGGCCAACACCGCACTCGCCATTGCACAGGGCGGCAAAACCAGGAGCGAGACGCTTTCCGGCGAAGGGGTCCTATACAACCTGGAGCCGCTGAAGGCCGGTACATTCGCGTTCGGCGGCAAGACCTACAAGATCGTGCCCGAGGGTGGTGTGCGTATGATCTATACGCCCAGCGTGTGGAATGTCCGGGACCTGGGCGGCTGGGCCTGTACCGGTGGCCGTGTGAAGTACGGGAAAATATTTAGAGGCGGTCACTTTGGCAGCATCACCAATGCCGACAAGGCAACCATTGTGGATTGGCTCGGAATTGCGGCAGACATTGACCTCCGCAACAACAGTGAGACTGGTAGCATTACCACCTCGCCGCTTGGCGCAGATGTGGAGTATTTTCATCAGTCGCTTGACTACTACGCCAACGCCGTCAGCACCAGCGCGGCCTCCGCCCGGACGGTGGCGGTGCTGAAAAAGGTGATGGCCTGCGTGGCGGCGAACAAGCCCTGCTACTTCCACTGCATGAGCGGCGCAGACCGCACCGGAACCATCGCGTATCTGCTGCTGTCGCTGTTGGGCGTGTCTCAGAGCGACAAGGACAAGGACTACGAGCTGACGGCCTTTTCCGATGAGGTAGACGGCAGGCGCTTTAGAAACAGCAACTACAACGTCACCAACGGCAACGGGTGGTATCCGCTCATTAAGTATTTCCGGGACACCTACACCGGCGAGAATGATAATGAGCGAGTTGTGGCATGGGCGGTCGCCAGCGGCATTACTGCGGCGGAAATCAAAGCGTTCCGTGCAGCCATGATCTCCGGAGACGCTGGGGAAGTCATCGTGCCGCCGCAGGAGTACACCGTAACCAACACCCTTACCGGCTGCACCAGCAGCAATGCGGCAACTACAGTAACCGAGGGCGACGCTTACTATGCGACCATCACTGCAAACAGCGGATATGTGATGGACGGCGCAGCGGTGCAGATCAAGATGGGCGGCACGGATGTGACGGCGCTGTACTACGCAGACGGTGTTATCAGCATCCCGGATGTTAGTGGCAATATTGAGATCATCATCACGGCAGCGGTGTATGTGCCGTCCTATACCAACGTGCTGCCGGCAGCCGTAGACCCCAACACCAAGAGCGGCGTGTGGGACGGCAAGGGCTATCGCAACGGCGCTTATGCATCCTCCGCCAAGCCCTACTATGGCACGGATGAGGCCTGCTGGTGTACCGGCGCTATCGCGGTGCAGCCGTCCGATGTCATCTATGTCAAGGGGGCAACGCTGGAGGGCAGCGGCCATGAGCGGCTGGGTGCTTTTTCCGGCATGACTGGCGGGTGTCATTTCTGCAAGCAGTACACGGCGCTGTCCGGTATGGCGACTGTGACAAAGCTGGGGGACAAATACTACAAGATCGTGCTGGATGCCAGCTATGCCAACTATGCCAATATTGGCTATATCATTTTTTCCGCCCAGGGCACCGGCGATGGTGTCGTGGTAACCAAGAACGAAGAGATCGCTTAATGGAGGGCAAACAAATGACAGAAGCAATCATCGTGGCGCTGATCACCGGCGGCCTGTCGCTGCTGGGGGTACTTATCACCAGCCGACAAACCACCAAGGACGTGGAGGCCAAGCTGGACAAGCAGCAGGCCGTCACGGACACCAAGCTGGAGGAGCTGACCCGGGAGGTCCGGGAACACAACAATTTTGCCCGGCGCGTCCCGGTGCTGGAGGAGCAGATTAAGGTCGCCAACCACCGCATCGAGGACCTGGAAAACAAGCATTAATTTTTGTGGTGCCCGCTTCGGGCACAGAAAGGAGCAAATCATGAAGATTCCCGACAAGCTGTATGACATTCTCAAGTGGGTGGTCATCATCGTCCTGCCGGCCATCGCCACGCTGTATGCGGCCCTGTCCGCCGTGTGGGCCTGGCCGTACTCCCAGGAGATCGTCACCACCATCACCGCCGTGGACACGTTCCTGGGCGCGGTGCTGTGCATCTCCACGGCAACCTATCATAAGGAGGAAAATGAAAATGGCTAAAGTGTATCTGTCCCCCAGCAATCAGACCGACAACCGCTATGCCTACGGAGGCACCACCGAGGCTGTCCAGTGCGGTAAGATCGCCGATGCCTGCCGCATCGCCCTGGAGCGCAGCGGCGTGACCGTGAAGGTGGGGCATATGCCCTCCATGCAGGATAAGTGCAAGGAGTCCAACGCCTTTGGCGCGGACCTCCATGTGCCCATCCACACCAACGCCTTTAACGGCCAGGTCAGCGGCACCCGCATGTTCTGCTTTAACAGCAGCGGCGAGGGCATGAAGGCCTGCAAGGCCATCTTTGCCCGGCTGGCCCCCATCACCCCCGGCACCAGCGAGAATATCCGGGTGGACGCCTCCCTGTACGAGGTGCGGGTGCCCAGCGCCCCCACGGCGTATATCGAGTGCGAGTTCCACGACAACGCCGAGACGGCCAAGTGGATCGTGGAGCACACCGCCGACATCGGCGAGGCCATCGCCCGGGGCATCTGCGACTACTTCGGCGTGACCTTCAAGGCCCCGGAGCAGCCCAAGCCCGCAGCCGACAAGCTCTATCGCGTCCAGGTGGGTGCATTCGCCAGCCGCGCCAACGCCGAGAAGATGCTCCAGCGACTGAAGAACGCTGGATTTGAGGGGTATATCCGGTAAGCACAATCCCCATCAAATTTTCAAAATTACCCATGAAATTACCCACAAAAAAATAAAAACCTAAGTATTTCAATGGATTTAGGCCATTTTATCGGGGGTTCGAATCCCTCACGGCGTGCCATTTTCAAAAACCGGGAAACCTCAATGGTTTCCCGGTTTTTCCTTTGTTTTCAAGGGGTTTCCGGGTTTTGTATTCCTTGCCTGCGTTGCAGGATTTTGCATTGCATTCGCAGATTTTACACACAAATTACCCATGAAATTACCCACAAAAAGGCGGCTACTTGTCCGCCGAAATATTATCCTCGAAAAACGCGTTTATTTCCGATGCGATTTCCTTTGATTTCTCCGCCATAGTGTGCTGATAGACATTTTTTAGCATGTTCGTGGACGAGTGGCCCATGCGTTCCATTGCGTATTTGTCGGGTACGCCCATAGAGAGCATGACGGATGCCTGGTAATGCCGGAGGTCGTGGAAACGGTATCGCTGCAGCCCGAGGCTCTTGCATGCGCGTTCCAGGCATTTATAGAGCTGGTTGCGGTTATAGTGGATCACGAATTCATCCGTGCGTGGTTGGGCTGCTATGAGCTGCATAATGTAAGGCGGAGCGGGCAGCACCCGGTCACTGCTGTATGTTTTCGTCAGCTTCAGCACGGGGCCGTCGGGGCCGTCCACAAGGGCGTGTTTTATGTGGATCGTGTCCGCACCTACACAGTCCCAGGTCAAGCCGCGAATCTCGGATGCCCGCAGGCCCAGCCATGCAGCCAGCAAAAAGGGCAGTTCAAACTTTTTCCCCTTGACATACCGGGCGATCTTTTGGACATCCTCCGTGCGGGGGATCACGATTTCATGCTTTTCCTTTTGCGGCAGCGTGGTGTGCAGACCAAATCCGGGCCGATATATACGAAAAGCCGCCGTAAGCAGTCCGTGAGCGTTTTTTACATACTTTGGGGACTTTATACGGGCCATGCTATTTATAGCCACCTGCACGGCCTCCTGCGTCAAGTTGGCCACGGGGATGTCCATGAGGGATTGGAGCGTATTGGCACGCTGCTTTTTGTACCCGGCAATGGTGGATGGCGAAAGGACGGCATCCTTGCTCTCGATGTATAAGTCGATGGCCTCCCCGACAGTTATGTCTCGGCGCTTCTGTGCGCTCTGCATCCCCAGCTTTACGGCGGCGGCCTTTGCCTCGGCTTCTTTTTTGGTAGGCTCTGTGATGGACAGGCGCACGCCGTCCACCATCAGCTTCACATTCCAGCTCCCGGAGGGGAGCTTTGTTGCTTTTGGTATCTTCATGTTTGACAATCCTTCCCGGGTGTGCTACCATAAAAAGGTAGGCTGACCCTATATGTGAGTGTGGGGACTGCTTGACCGCTTCGGTGTTCCAGGCCGGGGCGGTCTTTTTTATTAGTGCGCTGTCATGCCCTTCCGTTTCGCAGCTCTACAGTGGATAAAGAGCAGACATCTCGCTTTTTCCACTGCGATTTAAGCCCATCGATATGTTCAAAAAGATCTTCTCGAATTTCGCTCCACATGGGATCAAGGATGAAGTCAATCCCTTCCCTGCGTGCGAGCTTTGCCGCAGGTACAAAATCACTGTCTCCGGCAATGAGGATTATCTGGTCTACCTGGTGTTTATAGGCTAATGATGCAATATCTACACCAATTTTCATATCTACGCCCTTCTGCTGCGCGAAGAAAACAAAGTCGTTTTCAGTAAGATCAGTCAGCAGTTTTTTGCCTTGCAAAATGTCTTTGGTGACGCTTGGCTTGAGATTATAGTTGATCTGGTTGGAAATATGACCCAAGCGCAAGGCAAACTTGCGTTTCTTTTTGAGCTGCTCCATGAATTCCGTTGCCCAAACATATGTATCAGATTTGTCAAGATCGATATTCTTTTTCAGCAAGGGGTGATATACGCTTCGGCGGCCTATCGGCTCACAATCGTAATAAAAGACACGGTATAACTGCCGATTTTCGCCGGAAGTTTTGTCGTGCAAGTGGGCCTGACAGTAAGCAGACAGTTCTTTGGCACGCATTTCAGCGGTTTTCTCGCCCCACAAATAGCGAGCCCTTTTGCGATAAAATCCGCCGTCAACCAGTATAGCTGTTTTGATCATATGGATGGGTCCTCCTCAATAAAAAATAAGGCTCCCGGATTCAGCAATCCCCTTATAAGTGGGGGGCTTACTACCGAGAGCCAGTTTAGCAATTTACATAGCACATAACCATGCTATACTCTAATATTATGCCCCAGATAGTAAAATGTCAACCATTATTTTATACAAACTTACTGCTATGTTGTGGGCGGCTTTATTTCCATAACTGCCTCCATAAAAAAATGTCCTCCCTGGGACACATACGCTTTTCAGCGCAGAGGTGCGGGAGGTCCTGTTGTTATCATTATACGCAGAGTCCCCCATTTTTGTCAAGCTGAATTTTCATATCGGTGGTTTCACCAAAATGATCCGCAATATCATTTCCACTATTTTGACACGCGTCCATTGCCATGAAAATAGCGTTTTGAAAATTGCGCCAATCGGCATATTTATGAACTACAAGGACTATCAATGCTCCCGCTTGGGCTCTTTTGCTTCGTTTTTGTCCAGTTCGTGGCACATGCGCTTGACCTCTTTCGGCGTGAGGTCGAGGCCATGCAGCCTATTCAAGATGTGGGCGATATGACCGGGGAGCCAGCCGTAGGAGTGTAATCGGCGCAGATCGGCAAGGATGGCAGCGGAGAGGGTATCTATCATAGAAATCACTCCAAATACAATTTTTGCGAATGTGTTACAGTGTGGTTTTCAGCTCCTCCCATTAGGAACTTTTCCATATCTTATTTCATCTTTACCGCACTTCGCTGGTGAAAGCAACGGCCCTGCCAAGGATACGGACATCGTTCATGTCCTCGCCCCAGTAGGATTTGGGCCTGTACTGGGGGTTTTCCGCTTCCAGCACGATCCTGTCATCATAGAGATACACCCGCTTCAGCGTGGCTTCGTTGTCGATCAGCACAGCGGCAATCTCGCCGTGCTCCACGGTTTCCTGCTGCCGGATGTATACAATATCGCCGTCAAAGATGCGGGCGTTGATCATACTGTCACCCTTGCAGCGGAGGCAGAAGTCGGCGTTAACACCCTCGGGCATGGAGAGAAACGCCTCCACGTTTTGTACGGCCAGGATCGGCGTTCCGCAGGCGATGTCCCCCACCAGGGGGACTTTTTTCATTTTCGGCAGTGGCAGGATGTTGGCGGGGAAATTGGCAGATGAGAGAATGTCTTTATCACTTAGGGTAACATCCATATCATCGCACATGGAGAGTAAATCATCGAGCGTAACCCCCATACCAGATGCCAATTTGTTCATTACCGGGAGGGACGGAACCATGCGCTTGCCGGTCTGCGGATTTACTTCCTTTTCAATAAGGGATATATAGCCGGTGGAAAGCCCGCACTGCGCCCCCAGCTGCCGCTGAGACATGTTATGAGACTCTCTATATTTTTTTATAATTTCCGATAGCTTCATTGTGTGTTTCCTCGCTTTCTTTGTAAAATACACTTTACTATGTGCGACAGTGAATGTCAAGAAATTTGTCAATAAATTTTGACAAACCCGTAAAAACATATTGACATAATCGAGATGCAGTGGTATCATCAAATTGTCAAAAGACTTAGACGGACGAGAAAGGAGGGATAGAGTGGGATACAAGATTAAAGAGCGGCGTGAATTCCTCCGGATGTCGCAGGAGGACTTGTCCACGAAAAGTGGAGTAAGCAGACAGACTATATCAAGCCTTGAGAACAATCCGGAAAGGAGTGTTTCCACCAAAACGCTCGAGAAAATTGCCGCAGCGCTCGACACAACGGTTGGGAAACTTTTTTTTGCCCGAAATGTCTAATTATTTAGACGCAAGAATCCCCGGAGTAAGGAGGTGAGAGGATGGAGGAGCTGCCCAAACGCCTGCAAACAACAATCCGCCTACCGGCTGATCTGAAAGCGCAGATACAGCAGGCGGCGGATCATCGGGGTGATAGTTTCAACGAAACGGTTGTACGGCTTATCCGGGAAAGTCTGGAACGGCAATAGCGCCATTCTCATTCTCATAGTGTTGTACAGCCTGTTTCATCAAAAATTCTACTTCTTTATTCACAGAGCGGCCGTTGGCGGATGCCAGAACCTTGAATTTCTCCATCAGCGTCCGGTCTACCCGCAGGGGGTATGGATTCGCCTGTGCCATAGGGCAACCTCCTTTGAAATTGATATCAATAGTATATCATCCAGATATCAGTGATGCAAGTATTCAAAAAGATATCAAAAAGATGTTGACAAATCAGTTTCAAGATGGTATCTTTTAGATATCATAAATGGAGGTAGAGAAAATGGTACGGTTTCTTATTGCAATCCCCGAGGTGCTGCACAACGAAATCAAGGCGATGGCACAAGCAAAAGGACAGACCGTGACTGGGTTGATCCGGCAAATCCTATGGGAATGGAAAGAACAACAGAAACGGAGGTGAGAGGATGGAGATCAAAATTTTCGGGACAGTGGAAGAAATCGCCGCCCTTGTAGCTGCGACACAAGAGCGGCGAAAAGAAGACGTTTTGTTTTTAAAGCTGGGCGGAGACGCTTTGGGGAAGCATGGATCTCAAGATGGGATCGAAATCAAGAAGTGCTGAAGATTTAACGATATAGCCAATGTTCAGGTATAGCGGCATCACGGGCTTGATATTAACCGATGCATCCGACTGGAGAACCTCCAGCGTGCCGGTTGCCTTTGAGAGGGGAATGGCGTGTTGAACGCCCAGGAGGAAAATGCGGGTTCCGAGATTTATGCGATGCGCTCGTTTATCCTTGTAGCCGCCTTCTTCCAAGATAAACACTGGGGATCCGCTGCATCCCTCAAAGCATGGCATATCAACGAGAAACTCAGGGGAGCCCATATAGTCGTACCGGGGAGGCGTTGCAGTTATCCCGCTTCTAACGATTGGGAGGTTATTTACTGTGTCCCGCATTCCTTTTGGGTATCCTGCCATAATAACCCGCTCGACTGCGTCCATATTTTCCCATTCGTCTTCGGGGGGGATAAGGCTTGATTCTACATAAGCGTAAAACGGGGCGTTGCCAGAAGCAGACAGAGTTTCGAGTGCATTGGCTATCGGGAGAATAGCAAGATCCACGGTGCTGATTGGGTGCATTATTGCGTGATCTGCGCTAATTACAGCGTTCACAGATCGGCCAACATCGGGCTCCCCAGTAGCGTTTGCGGCAGTAAATGTAACACCGATAGCGTGCGCATTCTCAAATACATGGCGATTTGTGACAATTACTGGTACAGGATATTCTTCTGACTCAAAAAACATGAGAATAAAGCCTGTTGCTGAGCCAATATGTCGATTTGACGCGTCGAGAACCGCAAGTGGCACAAGAGAGTGAATGAGACGTTCAGATAAGGTTAGATTCATTTTTAGCATCTCCTTTCTGTATGCAGTATACAACAAAAAGCGACATATTTCAAGCGAAATGCTGCAAATATGGTGCAAAGAAGGAAACGCGAATGGAGGAGGTGAAAAAATGGAGATCAGTTTGAAAGCAGCGCGTATCAACGCCGGGATGCGGCAGACGGATGTGTGCATCCAGCTCGGCATCCGGCGCGGTACGCTGTCGAGATGGGAAAACGGCAAGAACTATCCGAATGTAAAGCAGATGCAGAAGCTGTGCGAGCTGTACGGGGTCAAGATCGAAGATCTCAAGATATGAAAAATGCCCCGCCAGGCGGCAACCTGGCGAGGCGAAGATGAACACCATAACAAAAATCCATCTGCGGATAGTATACCACATCCGCAGGAAGATGGCAAGGAGGAGAAAATGTCAAAGGTAAACTTAACGCCCGATCCCCGGGCGGAGCGGGACAAGCAGCGGCGCACGGCCATACAATGCAAGCGGCTGCTGCGGGACATCCCGTCACAGGTAGAGCTTAGCCGCAAGGCTGGGATCAGCGAGGGCGGCATGTGCAGCAAGCTGCGTTCCGGCGGCTGGACGGCGGAGGATCTTTACAAGCTGGACAAGGTGCTGCGTTTTTCCGACGCAGAGCTGGCGGGCCTGGTGAGAGGGCAGAGGAGGACATGATGGATACTTACACATTGACGCTGGCCATCATCGGCGCGGGCACCATCAGCTACCTGTTTATGGCGCTGGTGGGCAAGCTGGACAGGCCCGGCAACAAGAAATGATCGAGGAGGAAAATAGATGAAAGCATACAAAGGATTCGACAAGAATTTGAAGTGCCGCGATTTCCAGTACGAGATTGGCGGCGAGTATACCGAGGAGGAGGCATCGCTTTGCAACAATGGATTCCACGCTTGCGAGAACGCGCTGGACACGCTGCGGTACTACCACCCGGGCGAGAGCCGCTACTGCGAGGTGGAATTGGAGGACAACGGCCAGCGCAACAATGGTGATAGTAAGATTTGCGGCAAGCATATCAAAATCGGCGCAGAAATCGGTCTGAAAGGCGTTATCAACGCGGGGGTAAAGTTTGTTTTTGACCGGTGCGAAAATGCCGTAGAAGATCGCGCGTCCGGTGAGAGTGGCAACGCCGCCGCGTCCGGTGAGAGGGGCAACGCCGCTGCGTCCGGTTGGATGGGCAACGCCGCCGCGTC